ATGGGATCCTCTACATACTTTTTAGTATTATCCATGAGGATACCCTTCCTCTTCTCCCACTCCTCAGGGCCGTACAACCTCTTTAAGAGGTTCTCAGGGCTGAAGATCCTCCTGACAGGTTCAGGGGTCGTGTATGCTATAGGCCCAAATAGTTGAGTAGGATCTGTGAGAGCATCACTCAGGTATTGCCTGAAGTTTGCGAGGATGTCCACGGTCATGAGAGCCGCACCCACACCCTCACCAATACCCCGTATAAGCAAGGATCCTATACGGGACCCTAACTTAGGGATACTAACCCTTGCAGCGTCATCAACACCCCCCGTGAATCTCTCTAGGAGGGTCCTTGCAGCGTCATCAATCTGAGTATCCCCTATAGTTAAATCTATTTTGGGGAGTTTGAATTTGAATTCTGCAGGGATCTCAATTTTAGGTGTTAAACGGCCTGTCTCATCACCAAGGATCCTCTTAATCGTGTCAATAAACCCCTTAATGATATCCTTTGCTTTGCCCGCCGCCTTATCAAATCCTTCAGATAATGTATCTATGAGGCGGCGTGACAGTTCCTCAGGCAACCTTCCCTTCAATTCATCGAATCCGTCGGACAATAGCCTCCTGATAGCCCCAGTGACACGTGGGATGAGTCTCTTTAAGCCTTCGGCAAGGTACTCAGCGGCTTTTGTGAATACCCCAACAAGCAGTGATTCTCCGATTAGGCCCATGTCACCGAAAAAATCGTTCAACCATATCACGAACTGATCCAGATAGTACCTTATCCATCCTAATATATCCCTATGTTTTTCCGCTGATTTACCGAGCGCTTTGTTCATCCTCTCAGATTCCTCTTCAGTTACCTTACCCGTGGTTTTCCAGTTACTTGCCACCTGTGCCAGCGCTGGCCCCACCGATTCACCAAAAACCTCAGTGGCCACCCTAACACGTTCCTGCTGATCAGGAATCCGAGAAAGAACCTCTATAAAATCAAAAAGCACATCACGGAATGGTCTGATATTACCATGAGCGTCTTTCACAGCCACGCCAAACTTTTCAAGTTTATCACCGTATTCCTGGACACCCGTACCACCCCTCTCCCATTCCCTTGAGATTTCAGTTAACTCTTTAGCGAATGGTCTCAGAAGTCGTGTGCCAACAGGGCCTACTGATGCAATTATCCTGGCTGTGTCCTCCACACTCAAACCTGCCTGCCTGAAAAAATACCCAAGGCGATCAACGGTATCAATGAACTGTGTGAATGAGGAGTAACCTGAAACTCTCCATAACCCAAGTAGCAGGTTCACGGTATCCGTCGATTCTTGTACATTGACATTGAAGTCTCTGAAGATCCTTGCAAGTGCCAGTGTCACTGCAGTGGCATCCTCGCCACTCCTTTTAACCCCAAGAAGGGCTGCTTTAAAGTATCCCATAGTCAGGTTCACATCATTGGTGTAGGCTGCAAGTGTGTACATCACTGACGCTGTTCCCTTCATCCCTAGTGAGTAGACATAGTTTTCACGGATTAGATCCTCCATGGCTTCTCTCTGACTTTGAGTTGCATTTGTGAGGATTGCTGACTGCTCAATTATCCTATTATAATCTAGGAGTTCGAGTGTTTTATTATATGATAAGAATCCCGCCGTTAAGCCAGCGACTTTAGAAGTTAAACCGTCGATAGCTCCATTGAAAGTATTTGTTGTTTCTGCAGCTGTTTCAATTGATTCCGTATCCACATTAACCGTAGCATCATATGTGGTCCCATCGATCTCCTCAAGTTTAGTCTTAAGGTCCTCCACCTCCCCTTCATTAACTTCAGCGTTCACTGTGGTTGTGACTTCATCAGGGATATCCCCTAGGAGTTCATGGAGTCTTTCAATAATTTCTGTAGCGTTATCCTCTACGTTCAAGGAGATATCCACGGTGGATGGGAGTTCGTCAAGGATGTTTTTCAGGTTTGTAAGTGTTTCAGTAGCGTTATCCTCTACGTTCAATGTTATGTTGAATTCCTCAGAGAGTTTCTCCTTCAAAGAATCAAGCAGATCCGATGCATTATCCTCTGCTGTGAGGTTCACATTCACTTCTGATGGCAATGCCTCTACAAGGTCTTTAAGATTTGTGATGGTCTCTGTGGCGAAGTCATCGAATGCTGAGATAGCGATTTCAACATCTGAGGGCAGGCTGTTCAAACCCTCCTGGATAGATTCAAGGATAGGAGTGATTGCATCTTCACTGGTGAAATCGACTTCCACTGAACCTGGAAGATTCGATAACATATTGTTAATCTCATTCAAACCGTTCAACACTTCCTCAGCATCCATCTGAACCTGCACAGCAAGGCTATGATCACTCAAAGAAATAAGCCTCCATGAAAAAATTTAATTACTTATTAACATAACATTATTATGGGGGTGTCTCACTTGAAGGTTAAATGTAAGGAGTGTGGCCGGGAGTACACCCTAAAAGATGATGAAAACCCCAAGGATTACACATGTGAATGCGGGGGGAACCTAGAGAAAGACGAAGATCTAAGTGTATTAAAATGCAGCATATACCTTGCATTTATGTGGTTAGTGGCAGCTACAAATGGAGGTATCCAGAATTTAGGGGATATAGAACTGACTCTAATAGAATTGATATTATTTATTTTGCCAGCTATAATCATATCAGCCATAATCCTCCGCGAAAAAAACCCTAAAGAATTACTTGCCATTGAGGGTATCCTATTCCTCATATTAGGCATAATCGTCATCCATGACCCTAAAAGCCTGATCTATGGTGCCTTCGGTATATTAGGATTACTAGCAGGGGCGGTCCTAACCATTGAAGGAGTGCTTGGCACTATTAAAGGAGATTCTGATAAAGAAGGGCCCAGGGAAGTAGAAGGAGGTTTCCATGTCCTCCACGCAACAGCCATCCTCCTAGGAAGTTACATTGCATTACTTCTGATCAACCCCACTGCAAGTGAAAGTGAGGGTATCATGGCCCTGACTATCATGTTCCTAGTTCCAATCCTCACTGCACTAAGTATAATCTACAGGAAAGATAACCCTAAACCTCTTAGATCAGTCCAATTAATAACCGCTATGATCATCTTATTCGTCCTCATCATTTAAAGAATAATTTATCCTTTTGAGGGCCTCTAGTTTTTTCTCAATCTCCTCCTTGGAGGGTTTCACCCTGGGGGGTTCCATATGAGCCAGGTGATATTCTATGAATACACTGTACTCAAGTTCAAGTATCTCCCTTAAGCTCCACCCTGTCTTCATGCTGAGCTGGTAGATCCCCCTTTTGAGGGAGATCCACTCCTCCTCCGGGTTCCACTCTTTTTTTCAGTATTTTCAGTACCCCTAGGGTCTAGTTCATCAGTGGATACCCCTATGATATCAGGGTTCCCCAGCTCTAACATGATATTCACGATCTCTGTGACCATATACGGCGCTAATTCCACATCTGGTAAACTGTCAAGGTACTCAGTAAGGTTGCCATGGGACTCTGCTTCCCTGTATTCTTGTGTGTTCTTGTATAGTGCTCTTTTGATTCCCCGCTGTGCCAGTGGGTAGCTTACCTTGCTGACTTCAACTGTGAGTTTATCTATCTTGTCTTTGAGTTCTTTGATCTTTTTCGCGTCTTCTTTTGATATTTCCTTCTTTTTCTCGATTTTTTCTATAAAGCGTTGGTATGTTGCCCCGATCTCTAGGGCCTCATTTCTCTTCTCGATCAATGGTATTACGTATTCACTGTCAATGACCCTGTACCCTTCAATTTCTACTTCTGTTCCGTTAAGATCTAATTTTTTCTTCTTGAAAAAAGAGAAGCGTTTAGGTGAAGTCATATATTCCCTCATATTTTTGGTATTACTAGTGTTGGTGTGTCTGCGACGGTCATCTCAAGGGTAAATGACAGGTTGTCCCCTGCTTTACCTCCGGGTATGTCAGGTTTCAGTTTCACATTTTCAAAGTAGAACCGTCCCAGTGTTTCCCCATCCACGTGGTATACGGTGTACCCGTATAGGTTGATGGGTTTGTCATGGAGTTTATATTGCTTGGCCCCTGTGGTTTCACCCACTTTGTAGTACATTAGTTTCCTGAACTGCTCCAACCCGTTTTTGGAGAGTATCTGCTCAGATTTTAGGGTGATTGTTGTGCCAGCGTAGCTTGTTATCTTCGCCGACTCATTTAATATGCTGACCTCCTTTGTGTCCTGCTTCACATCAGGGGTGACATCCTGGGCAAGGAATGGTTCCATCTCCTCCACATATGATACTTTCACATTATCCCCTGTGTCTGGTGCTGATGCGAGACTGAAACCTTTAGCGTATCCTTCATCCTCGTCGAAGAGGATGCTTGATACTGTTGCTGGTGAACCATCCACTGTCACTGTCACATCTGCTGGTTTCACTGTCAGGTCATCGCAGCTCCTGGGGAATATTGGAGGATTATTCACATAAAAATCCTTATTCGTCCCGTCTATATCCCCTATTGGGGTTTTATCCTGCACAGGTATCCCAAGGAAGAACCCAACGTTCTCCCCTGTCAGTATAGTTTCTGCTAGTTTATCCACAATCATATCCATCACCTCATATTCAATTCAATCTCAAGCGTAACATCAAAGAGGACATAATATCTTCTATCATTCACTATGTCCTGCCTGATGTCCTTATCCCACCTAAGTAGGCGTACACGCGCACCGCCGACCTTTGTGTAGAGAAATTCTCTCATGATAGCCTCTAATGCATCATTCCTTTTTTTAACGGCCATTGTGACGCTATTGCCAACAACTTTCCACACACCCGTGAGATGCCCCTCTATTGTGGCCCTGTAGATTTTCCCATCAAGGACCGGCTCCAGTTTCTTCAACTGCTTTAAGCTCACTATGATGACTGATTCGCCCTCAATTTTCTCATTAAAGTCCAGGACAACAGTGTCACTGATACCCATTGATTCCAGTTTCTCCTTGAATGCAAGTTCCAATGAGTTCATGATATCAGCCACTCGATAAATGAATCCTCCACGATACCTTTCGCATCTATATAGGCAACGGCTGCAGAGAAATAATCATTCGGCGGGGCTGGCCTGGCATAGGCCACAGGATGTAACAGTTCCTCCCAATAGAGGGCCTTTTTCTCCACGGGGAACACCCATCCCCTTCCATAGAGGACCCATTGCAAGTATGGTACTGTGTTGGTCATCTCCCCCACTGATCCATTCACGCTCCATGTGTGGCTGATACGAAGTTCACCTGTCTTGATGGGGGCTGTGTTCATAGCTATTTCCTCAAGTTCTATCATGAGAAGTGTGACTGTCTGCTCAATACGATCATCCACTTCATCATATTTACTCAGGAGTTCCTCTGGCTTCTCTATATCAATCCTTATTGTCATGTTCTCACCCGTTTCAAGTGTAACTCCTGATGCGTCCTGTTAGGAATTATCAGGCTGACTGTGTATTCCCTTCCCCCTACTTCCAGTTTATCCCCCTCGTCAACCTCTAGGTCTCTGATTGTTAATGCGTATGCGTCATAATCTACAACATGCTGGCCAATGATTAACCTCTCGTTCCCTGTGTTCACATGGAAAAATACTTTAATAGTGTGTTGTGTGTCCTCCATTACTGGTTGGCCTCTCTCATCGCGACCCTTCATTTCCCTGTGGGTGAGGATAGCATCAGCACCATACTTGTAGAGGGTCTGCTGAAAGCGTTTCAATCCGGGGTTAGGCACACATCCACCCCCTTATCGTTATGGTTTCCATATCCTGATGCCCTGTAACTTGAGCAGGGCTTTTTTGAACCTGTCACTGATGGGATTTTCGATGATTGATTTTCTTGTTATGCTGAATCTTCCATCAGTAAATGATGAAACATCATCCATGTAATCTGTGAGAAAGGCCTGCAGAACTCCTGCAAGGACATACTCATCCTTTATATGATCCGGTGCCGTGGGGTTGATCCTCCCAGCGCGTAGACTGTACTCTTCGATTTTTCTAGTGATGAATGCCTCCTCTGAATCAGTTAACTCATCCCTTCGTAACTCTATACGTATATCTTCAGGTGTGATTGTCATAGCTGAGACCCCATATTATTCTGGAGGCTCCGGTGGATTTTCAAGGGTGCTGAGTCTCTGACTCGTGTACACCAAACCCAAAAGTAAGAGTGCCGTTAATCTATAAAGTCTTCTAATATCTCGCTGTCTGTTCCCCGACATTTTAATATAATCATTGAATTTCAGGAGTTCATATGCGTAATCACTGAAATCCTTGAGAAAACCAGGGGGCTGGTTAAAGAGTTCATCGAAGTTGTTGATGTTTACACCTGAATATTTGGTGAAGAGTTCCTGCACCATACTGTCCAATCGTTCATTTGTATCCATATGATCCCCCATTCTAAACTGTTATGGTCGCTGATACTGCTCCTTTCTCGTCCTCATAATGGCAATCAGCCCTGAGACTCACAATGTACTCTGTACGTCTCATAGGGGCATCCCTCTGCGGCTCCACCTTTATGTTACGCCAGAACCCGTAGACCAGGTTGGCGGGTACTGTGAGAAGGGCCCTCACCTTCCCATCCTGGAGAGCATCAAGGGCCGGGACGTACTGGACGGGTAGGCCCTGATATGTCAGGTTAGGACCACCGATTATTGCCTGATCACCCACCGCTGATTCTCTGCCCTTCAAGTACTCCCTGTACGCTTCAAGGATATCCCATGAGACATAGAATCTCATCTGAGGGATCATCTGCTTGTACCTGTTAGGGACCTTCCCGAGCATCTCATCAAATAGGCTGAGTGGCCAGTCATCATCCGTTGGGCTTGCCGTTGTTGCCTGATTACCAGCCAGTTTCATCCAACCATCATTTATCTTGTAGAGCGCCCTGTCACCCGTGTAACTGGTATCAGCGTGTAGGAAGAAGCACTCCAAGTCATAACTCACACCCTGACCCAGTAGGGTGACGAGGGTCTGCTCGAACTGGGCCCTCTCAATGTTATCCTCGAGGGTCTCATCCTCTATGCTGATCTTGGTGATGAGCTCCTTCATGCTCAGGGTGTTAGTGGTGACATCCACTGAGTCCTCTGTTGGGGCGACCTTTGCACCTGTATTGTCCCTACCAGCTTCCAACTGGACATTCAATCCGATACGTGAAATGTCCACCTCATATGACTGTAGAGCATTCAGTATCCTCGCCTCCCCTATCAGGGATGATGATTCCCTGACTTCCCTGACGAACTGTCCGAACCTCTGGACTGGTAGGACTCCCCGGCCAAGGTCAGGGACATCTATCTTGGGGACTATTGCGAATGGCCTTGTGTACATGTCCATCATATCCATTGTATCACCTCAAATCTTCTATAGTGGTCTGCCAAACCTGTCCACACCCATCTCCTCATATAGTGTGTGGGCTCCCTTAACGGCTCCTACTTGGCCCTTAATTGCCTGCGCATCCTCCCCTTTTGGTTCATCAATAGTTTCTTCTGATGTTTCAGGCTCCTCAATGGCCTCATCTGATGTTTCAGGTTCACCACTGGGCTCTGTCTGGGTACTTTTTATGGATTTCAACTCATCCATCACTTCCTTTATCGAGTTTCTGAGCGAATCTATCTCAGCCTTCAAAGCCTGGACTTCCCCGGCACCCACTACTTCTTCAACTGTTTTGTCATTCTCAAAATACTGTTTCAGACTATCGAATATGCTTTTAAGCACGGATTTCTCATCCATCTTATCACCTCCCCCTTTAAGGGATAGGTATTTTGCTTTTGGGACTGCTGGCCTGTCCACGATCGAAACGGTCACTACTTCGAATGGCCAGCCAATATCCTCCAGGGTCGTTTTTTTCATCGCCGCTGGGATGGCTGTGATGCTGAAACCCTGATATTTGCCCTGGACGATCCCTTTCCATGTGTCATCATCGTATACTTTTGCTGAGAGTATCCATGTGCCCTCAGGGAGTTCCACATCCCCTATCACTGTATCCTCTCTCAGGATGAAGGATTCCACTGGTTTCGCCACATTCTTGAAGCGGTGGAGGATGTCAATATTCTGATAGTTCTCCATGAAATTGTAGGCTACTTCTTCGATCTGATCTTTGGTGAGGATATCCCCGTCCAGGTCATATTCATCTGGGACCAGGACCGGGCCTGTGACTATCCGCTGGTGCTTATCCACCTTAATTATCATGTTCTGTTGTATGCACTGCCCCTGGCATTTCTCAGTTTTTTCATCGATCATTTCAAGCAAACCCCCTGCAGCATTGAATATCTCATCGTTACGTGTTGCTCCCCGGGCCCCTGCAGCAGAGGATCGTATAGCTCTGAGTGCTTGGAGGTACACCTCCCCTTCACGGCCATAAGGATAAGCATATGCCCCTGCAGTGCTGGGGTCAGCATCGGGGTTTACTGCAAGATGGAATAATGCGTACTCTTCGACATCATTGAAGTCCTTGAGGTCGGGCTTCTCCCATTCACCATCATTAATTTTCCCAGCCTCTATGAGGCTCTTTGCATTTTCATATCCTTTCCTATGCAATTTCCAAGTCACAACCTATCACACTCCCATTAAATGTAGTAGTATGGTGGTGGCGGCGGTACGGCTTCAAAGTCGATCCCAACATCCCCAAAGTCCTCCATGATCTCATCATAATATTCAAGTTCAGTTCCACTGTACTCTGAAAGGTCATCGATTGGTCTTCCATTCTCATCGCAGGGTTCAGGGTGGCATCTGCAGAAGGGGTGGGGGATATGGGGGAATTCCTCCACCCTATAGGGGGATCCGTCCTCATAGTCTTGGCATGTCTCACAGACATGATCATCACCCATTGTCACCCAGTTCAGATATAATTCCCCGCCATGTGCTTCGGAGTGCTGACAATATGCCTGGATTTCTGTGTCACGTTCAATATCCCTCGCAAGATAAACCACTGCAAGGCCCATGAACCAGATGATCTGCGCTAAATCCTCATCCTCGAAGGTTGGCAGGTTTAAATCCTCTACTTCTTGAAGCGCGGCTTGGAGTTCATTGTATTCACGTTCACTGACACCATAACGCCTCATGAATTCTGCCTTAGTGAGTAAGTGGAAATCTGATAAGAAGGACTCAACATCAGTAACCTTTAAACGAGTCAGGACATCCTGTATATCCGCGAGGAATTCATCAAACATGTAGTCAATCCTTTCATGATCGTACTCAACTCCTCCAGGACGCACCATCAAGTCTCACCACAAAATGTTATTAGGGAGCCGGCCAACCACCCATAAAACCATATTTTTAGGAGGTAGATTTTGCATCAGACAGGGGGATCTCATGGCTGAAGAAAAAACAAGTCTTATACGGGGTTGGTTGGCCGACACAATGGAAGATCTTACAGTTCCCTCCATCCTATAACCTTGTAGAGGTAGTGTCGTATCCTCCCAATCATATCCTCAACAGATGCTTCTAGGAGTTCCTCATACCTCTCAAGATTCAATGGTTTGGAGGGGATTACAGATACTCCTTGGTTGAGGGCTGACATAGAACCCATATCCCCTCCTATGATGAGCATTTTCTTTCCAGCCTCATATGCCTCGGCCCTGAACTCTGCCAGGCTTTCATCGATTTTTTTCTTTTTTTCTTCGGCACTGAGTTTTGATGATATGATTTCATTGAAGCGTGGACGGTATTTGGCATAGATCTTCCTGATTTCCCTGATCTGGTTTTTCTCATAGTTTCTTTCCTGTCTCTTCACAGACTTGGCAGCACCCTTTGATGGTACCATGAATATGTCAGGGCCACCATCCAAACCAAACAGTCTTTCACGCGCCTCGGCGGGTGTGAGGACTCCTGACTGTACAAGGAGTGCGTAATTCCTCACTGAGTCTGACTCTAGGAGGGTTTCATCATTAAATTTAAATCTTGTTTTGGGGTTGAATCTCACCTGGAAGAAATCTGTAAGTATGGAGGATATGATGTTCTGCTGTGGTCTCACAACAGACTCATAGTATGTGCGTCGGGTTACCTCAGCGAAGTTACCACCCAATGGGCCTGTGTCAGCTATCCCCAACCGGTAAGGGTCAATCATATGCGCAGCGGCGATATCATATTTTTTCTCAGCAGCATACTCCCTGAAGCTTAACTCTTTCTGTGACGTGTTTAATGGGGTGAATGTGACTTTCACAGTATCCCCACCAGGTATTGAGAAGACAAGGGGGGTGTGTGGGGCTTCTTTGAGGTGTTTGAAATTATCCTCGATCAATGCTTGGATGACAGTTCTCCCTGTGGGGTTCCCATCAGGGTCCTCCTCAAGTTCATCTTCAAATTCCCCCGTCACTGTAATCACATAACTAGGGATCGTGTAATTGTCAAAGAATGCATAGTTGTATTCATCGATTTTCTGCATCGCCAAGATCGCAGGGGCTGCTGAAACGTACCGTGGGACGCCATAGTAGCTGCATACAGGGGAGGGTATATGGATAAAGACAAGTCCATTTGCCCCTACACTATCCTGGTCCTCTCCTGTTTCAGGGTTGATTTCCCCTTCATAACGGTAGTCCTTGAAGTGGGTGATGTTAACCCCGTCCCAGGTCTGCCGGTACCTTGAACCATCCTTATGCACCCTGACCGTATGGGAAGGGATATATTCAAACCTGATAGGGTCGCCCCGGTCATCCCTCACAACTTCAAGTGTACAGTAATTAAAAACCTGAAGATCCTCAAGGGCCCTGAGGAGGACATATTCAAATGAAGGTTTACATGCCCTGATAAACTCCTCAACCACCCCTTCATCGTCTCCTTCTAAAATGTAACCTGTCCTGATAATATCATTAGCTTTAATACTACAGGCGCTGGCATGATAGGGATTGACCTGGAGGAGTGAAAGCAGGACAAGTGGATTGACTTTGGGTTCCACGTACTCCTCAAAACGTGTCTCCCCAAGGGCCTGTGATTCCACTTCCTCCCTCTTAATAGCCTTATACTTTTCAAGTGACCTGATTGAGAGGTGATAATTAAACATGCCTCCTCCTCCTTCTGAGAGGTCCTGAGATGTAAATCTTCTTCTTTCTCCTCATCTCCATTGATAATATGTTAAAAGCACCACTGAACGCATCGACCTGATCGTCATGGACACCCTCCATGGGGAAGGCCTCCAATTCATCAAGGAATGCCCTTGTCCAGGAAGCTCTGAGGACTTTGATGCGCCCTGATTCCGCATAACTTGAAACGGGAAGGGCGCGTGTCACCTTATCCCCAGTCACGCGGTCAGCCCTGAATGTGTAGCCTTGGAGTAGGCTTCTAAGGTAATCAGTGACTATCTTACCTGAGGATCCTGGCTCCTCCTCCTTAGCGATGATCACTTCACGCCCATCCTCCTCAGCAGTCCTCAGGACCTTCGATTTAACCTTTCCAGGGGATTCTCTGAACCGCCGGACATCAAGAACATAATAGTAATCCTCCTTATCCACTCCCAGAAGCAAACCAACTGTATAGTCAGGGTCATTGGCCCCGTCAGGTTTAGTTGCTGCGAAATCCCAGTACCTGATACTCATCACAAGACCATTTGGGGGTGAATCAATGACCTCAAACCATTCCCTCTTGAACACCCCACCCTGCAGTGTAACATCCCAGTCCCCATCCTTCAACTGCCTACGGGTTACATGGTCAAGCATATTCAGGGCCTCTTCATATTCATCCCGGTTAAGATAAGGGTTTTCCCTCCATGTTGAGGGGATGAATGTCTTTTCACCTGTAATGAAGCGGGTTTTAACCCATTCATGCCCAATACCTCCAGGGTTACTGGTGGCCCTGACGCGTAGAGGTATGTGATCATCCACTTCCTTACGGAGTGATCGGAACATGAAACGATACTGGGTCTCCATGAACTCTGTGAGTTCATCGAATGCGATATAATGATATGATGATCCCTGGTATCTGTAGCGGTCCTTTTCATGTTCCATATGCCCAAACTGCAATGCAGCGCCGGAGGGGAATGTCCACCGTTTTTTCTGTTCATTCCACTCTGCATCCGTCCCCCCAAGCCAGTCATTTGCCATGTCTATAAGGCCTCCTTCCTGGCTGAGCTCAGGATAGGTTCGGCGCAGGATTAGGGCGGCGTAATCAGAGTAATGCACATATTGCAGAGCCCCCATAAGTAAAGCCACTGATTTACCACCCCCTGCGGCCCCACCATACAGGACTTCACGTTCATCTGACAATAGAAACTTAATCTGCTTGTGGAAGGGGTTCACAGGGATATATGGGTTCAATATTATCGTCGAATAAAACAGCTTCAATTCCCTGTCAGAGAGGCCCTGGAGGATGCTCCGAATATTCTCTGATTCTTTCAGTTTCTTTTTCCAGTCAGCCACCTTCACCTTCAGCCTCTTCATCATCCAGGCCTTCATCCATACCCTCATCCTTCAGGTTCTTCGTGGCCGACACAAGATCCTCCAATAAATCCTCCAGTTCACCACCACTTTCACGGTGTTCATGTATCTCAGTAGGATCCCCTAGGCCCAATGCTATTGCTAATCCAAGGTTATGGAGGTCCTTAGATGTCTGTAAGGTGAGGCCTTCCCCTCCATTCTCGATGGATTCAATGTAACCCTCCAGTGTGAGGCTGCAAGCCTTAAGGTATTTGCTCCAGAGGTCAGCATAGTACTCCTTTGACTCCTCTGATAATTCTTCACGCGCTCTTCTTATCTCCTGGAGTTGTTTTTTCTCGTACTGGTATATCCTCTCCCGCCACCTGAGTTTGGATGACCATCCTCTGATTGTGTCATATGAGTATCCGAATTTTTCAGCGACTTTTTTCAGGTTTCTTTTGTCGCCAAGGGAGTAGTAGTATTCGAATGCTTTTCTTTGGGTTGGTGTTTCTTTCATGTGTGATCTTGTGTTTGTTTGTGTGATTTTGTGGTTGGGGTTATATTGTGCGTATGAGTGTGATGATTATGGGGATGATCAGGGCTGTTAGGAGTATCATGGTGATTTTGTGGTAGGCTTTGAGGGTTGCTATTTCTGCTTGGAGGTCTATTAGCATTTTATTGGTCTCCTTGATGTCGATGATGTCGTATTCAATGTTTTTCAGTCTTTCCTCGAGGCTTGTTATCCTCTCTTTTTGTATGCATCCATGTCCCTCTTTTGTCATGTTGTTTCTCCTGGGCGGGCTATGTATCCTGCGATGGCCCCGATACATGCAGAGCCTAATTCGTATTGTTTGAAGTATAAGGATATCATCCCCAATATGATAAGGCCTGTGAGTCCTAGTGCTTCACGATCCAATTTTTGTCACCTCAGTTCTCTCCTCATAATATGTATGTAACGTAGTCGGAACATCAACAGAGTTATTAGAGAATACTGCAAAACTGGTGGTTAAAGTAGGAGGCCCCAGGGTAAGTCCAACTTCACTCCACCAACATAACAACAAACACTTGACAGGACCAAACCACATGACCTGCAGCAAATATTATACTCGGCA